GAGGTTATATATACCCCATTCGTCCCACCAATAGCTAAATATCCTGTTCCTGCATCAGTGATAAAACTATTACTACCATCATGGTAAATCTGAAGATCATCACCAGCACCGAATGTAGCCTTGTCGTTATCGCCTAGTGCTATTCCACCGTTGGCTGTGATTTCTCCAGTGACCGTAAGGGTACTCGCCATATCCACAGCGCCATCAATGTCCACGACATCAAGGTTTGTAGTTCCTGCAACATCTATAGCACCCGACACATCTAATGTGGCCGCGTCAAGTTCTCCAGTAATAGTTAAGTTCCGTATGCCTGTATAGTCTTTGTTACTATCTAGGATTACTGCTTTAGAAGCTACTGCTGTGCCTACGGCTGTTGAACCAATGTCAAGAGCATTTAGTTCGCCTACTACTGCTGTGATACCATCTAGTGCGTTTAGCTCTTCGGGCGTTGAAGTAATTTGTGTATTACTTGCTACAGCTAATACAGGAACTGTACCTGAAACATTCGGCAAAGTAATAGTCCGATCTGCTGTAGCGTCTACAGAGGTTAGAGTTGTTTCGTGTGCATCGGCTGTAGCGCCTTCAAACACAACAGCATTGTTAGCACTCATAGTAACTGAGTCTACAGTACTAAGTGTACCGCTAACAGAAATGTTAGTTGCAGAAAGAGTGCCTGTGCTAGGGTTGTATTTTAAGTCTCCGTCAGACTCTAAGCCTAAGTTACCGCCGTCTAAATCACCGCCTGCCGTAAAGACAATAGCGTTGTTTTCGTTTGTGCTTTCGTTGTCAGTGATTGTAACTGTTGTAGCGATTGCCGCTGTGCCTGTTGTATCTTGGTTCAGTGTGCCGACTGTAAAGTCTAAAGTGTTGTCTGCGTCCTGATAGGCTACTGTAATGCCTGACTCAGTATTAGAACTAACCATAGCTCCTACAGTATCAGCAATAGTTTCTGCTAAAGTAACACCTGCAATAGTAAGCGCGTCAGTTTCTAAGGTTCCGTCAACATCTACATCGCCTGAAATGTCTAAAGAGGCGGCAGTCAAAACACCTGCAACCGCTAATGTACTTGCCATGTCTACTGCGCCGTCAATGTCAACAACATCAAGGTTTGTAGTTCCGTCTACATCTAGATCGCCGTTAAAGTCTACGTTACCCGCTACTGCAAGCGTTGTAGCCATATCTACTGCGCCATCAATATCAACAACATCAAGGTTCGTAGTTCCCGCTACATCTAAAGCTCCATCAATATCTACTGCGCCTGAGAAGTCACCTGTAGCCGCATCAAGCTCACCAGTAAGTGTTACGTTTCTAAAGCTTGCAATGTCTTTGTTAGAATCTACTACAACAGCTTTAGAAGCCACTACAGTTCCTGCTGTAATTGTATCAATAGTTTCTAGTTCTGCTTCTGTTATTACTGCACTGCCTATAGTAAGACCACCAACAGTTGCAACACCTGTAACACCAAGCGTACCTGCAACGGTTGCGTTCACATCTACATCTAGTGTATCTATGTGTGCAGTACCATCAAGATACAAGTCTCTCCATTCCTGCGAAGAGCTTCCAAGGTCAAATGCACTGTCAGTGTTAGGGATAATATTACTGTTTACATCAGCACCGAATACAACATTGTCACTTGCCGCGTCACCTAGAGTCAGTGTACCGCCATTAAGTGTTGTAGTACCAGTAACTACAAGCGTTCCACCTACAGTTGTATTGCCTGTTATGCCTAATGTGCCGCCAACAGTTGTGTTGCCTGTTACTCCTAGAGTACCTGCAATGGTTGCGTTAGCGTCTACGTCTAAGGTGTCTACGTGGATTGTTCCATCAAAGTAGCCGTCCTTAAACTCTAAAGAACTTGTACCCAAGTCAATGTCACTATCAGTAACAGGTACAATTGCACCGTCTTGGATGCGAATCTGTTCGACTGCTGAACCACTAACCTGTACAAAAACACCCCAACGGTTGTTAGTGCTATCAACTACAATCTTATTAAGAAAGTCTTGATCACCAATTGTATGTATGTTACCACCTTCAGCCGAACCACCATCATGTTGGTGTCCAGTAGTTCCAGTAGTAGTATACGCAAACGCAGATACAAGTTTATTGTATTCGTCATTAAAGAGTGCGGCGGTAATTGTATCGCCATCGGTAAGTGTGCTTTGTCGTGTATAACTTGTTCCTGCCATTCTGGTTATCTCCTGCCTGATGGAACGTAATCAACGTATAAGCCGTTAATTGCGTAGGGTGCGTTTTGGTCATCACTGGTAATTCTAAAGTTTGCTACGTGTCCACTACCTTCTACTGCTTGTCTAAACATTGGATCTTTACTTCCACCGAATGTGGCCGCCGCAAATACTGCTGATCCGAAAGACGAAGGAATTGGAATACCCGCTACTGGATAAGGAGCAGGTTGCGGAATGTCTAAAGATTCGTAGTCATACCGAAGTCTTAAAAACGGTAGTATCTCTCCTTCAGGAGAAACAGATATTTTTACATAGTACAAAGTCTTTCTAGTTCCAATGTCTCCAAAATCATAATTGGGTGTGCTATATTTTGCGCTGATATTAAACGCTACGCCGCCATCAGAAAAAGAGTTGCCTGTATCGTGGTTATATATGTATCCTTTATTGTCACCGTGATATGTTTTTTCTACACCAGACTTATCAAAACCTGCTGTAATGCCTGTTGCTTGTATTCCTTTTGTTTCAGCCCATTCAAAGCCGTTAGGTGTTAAAGTTCCAATAATTCCAAGAGCAGTAGATGAGCTACCGCCTACCTGACTAAAAAACAATCTGTACTGTGACTTACTGCGAAGTACTGTACTTGCAAGCGTGAAAGTATTTACAGACTTTGCAAGTGTAGATATTACAGATTGTATCTGTCGGCTAACTGATCCTAATTCAACGTCACCAATACGTGCTGTACCCGCTACAGAACGAATACCGTCTGGGCTAAGGAATACTAAGTCACCGCCAATTTCTTGAATGCTGTGAGAGCTAAGACAGCCCACGTTCTGTGTAACAGGAATAATTGCAATAGATCCTGAATCATTAATGTTTACAAGCTTATGTATACTGTTTCTACAGAAGATCATTAGATCGTCACGGAAACTTTTAATACCTACTACTTGATCTGGAAGTAATGCGGCTCCACCACCGTTACCAGAAAAACTAGTTGGGTCGAGCGTTGAACTATAAAAGATTGTGTTTTTTGCGCTTGGCGCTCCTGCAACAACCAAGTGGCTGTCGTGGATAACACAAACTGTAGGTGCTGTTGTTCCGTCTACGGTAATTTCTTCTGCAAAAAATGTGCGAGAAGTTAAGCCACCTGTTCCTGACATGCTAAATATGAAAGGCTTATTAACTCCGTCAGTAATTATTATTTGCCCGTAGTCTGTGTTACCTTCAAAGATTGTAAAGGTTACTTGGGCTTGTCCAGACCTAGCGTCTGCGCTACGCCCGCTAAAAGTTGAGTAATTATCTCCACCGCTTGCTACGCTTGCTTTGTTAATTTCTAACCAACTTCCTCCATCAACACTAAAGAAAATTCCTGTGTTGCTACAAACAATTACACCGTCTGCGTAAACATTAAGACCAAGGATAGTAGCGCCACCGTTAGGCCGCGCAGAGCCGAAAGCTGTGTAGCCGTTTACGCGCCTGTACCCGCCGTCAGGGTTTACTTCAAAGTTTAATAACTCTGTAGCAACTCCGGGCTGAGCAAGCATCTCAAGCTGATTTAGGTTGGTATTTAACCCACCCCTGCAAGAGATACCAAAGGGTTGTGAAGCGGCCATTAAACGAACCTCATCCGATCATCTTTAATATAAGAAGGCGAAGGCTCAATAAGGTTAGAACGCATACTGCGTAATCCTTTTTTGTAGTCATCTAGTGCGAACGAAGCCGCTTGAGGGTTGTCTTTAAACTGCCAGATATAGTATCTAGCTCTAGCTTGAAGAACACCAGTATATAAATCTGGAAATACTATAGTGTCTCCATGCGCTGATAATTTTGTAGGTAGGTTCCACGCATAAAACCAAATGCGATAGACCTTATCGGGGATAGGGCTGAGTCCAAACTTCCGTGAGTCTGGGCTTCTGATTACAGCGTTGGGTACGCCGTATTGTTGTGTGTCTGCGTCATCTAAGTTTTCACTGACTCTGCGATAGTCTTTCCACTCTTCAGTACTTAAAAACCGAAGGTTACGACTTTCATAGGGTGCTACTTCATCTGTTACGCCTACAGTAGTAAGATAAAAGTTATCCCAATCTATAGAGCTATAGTCAGTTGTAATGCTAGAACTAGCAGGTTTTAACTCAAAGAAGCGTTGTCCTGCTACTGTTTCAACGTACACGTTTCCGTACATGGGGTCTACTGCACCGCTTTCTGCAACAGATAGAAAAGGCCATTGTGGTTCTTGAGTTATAATATCAAAGTAAGCACGATTTACTGAGTCTTTAACATGTTGCTGTACACCTAGTGCGGCTCCAAAAGTTGTTGACGTTAAGGCAACTTCGTTGAGTTCACGCAAAAGCTCATTAGTTAGTTCAAGGTAAGTTGTTGCCATATCTTATTTCGCCTTTGATTCTGTTTTAGTGTCTGGTTTGTTAAAGATAGCATCCCAGTTATCGTCAAATTTCTTTTTGTTTTCAGGCTTATACCAACTTCCTGTATCGCCTAGTTTCTTTCCTTTCTTCTTGCCTTGCATCATTATAGGCTTTGAGTTACTTCCTAATATTGCCATAGTGTCCTCTTAAAGATCAGGGGGCTTTTACACCCCCGTCTCTAATTACTTACTTAGTCAATACCATAGAACGCAGATACTAATGCTTCTGGGCGTAGAACCTTAGCGCCGTATACGTGCAGTCCACGACAGATGTCACCAAAGCTATCTGGGTCACGAAGGACTTCAGTGCTTGTGATGGTCTGTGCAGTTGCAGTAGAGCTAATGTGTCCACATACTACTTGACCTGCCGCGTTACTAGGAGCGGCTATGTTGTTAGACTTGTACATGTCAAATCCACGGAGTTTTCCAGAAGATACCAATCCATTGCGGATTCCACCTTGACCAGAATTGAAGTCAACAGACATCAACTTAGAGCTAGACTGAGATAGTTGCTCGTAAAAACTAGGTGGAGCTAAGAACCAACGACCTTCTTCTGGAATGCTTTGCTCGTCAAGTAGACGCGCCATGTGAGCCATTATATCAAGAGGGTCATGCTCGTTAGAACCAAAACCAAGATCCAAGTTACCAGTGCCGTCAAAAGTTCCTGCGGCTAGGTCAGTAGCATTGTCGCTACCAAGGATGTGGTTAGGGCTTGCCGCTGAAACTCCCGCAATAATCTTAGCAATTACGCCTTCGTCAAATGCGTCACGCAATGCGTAAGCGGCAGATGAAGATGCAACTTCTTTGAAATTTACGTGAGACATAGCTGTTTCAATATCATCAACTTTGAATTTAAATGCGTTAGCCACATCTACAATCAAGGTTGTTTCTACGTCAGTCAGTTTAGTCTGAGTTACGTCAGCACCACGCTCATACGTATATACAGTGATTTCTGGCTCTTTGATGATCTTTACAGAGTCACCGAAACCTGAGATTTCACCCGCATAGTCAGTGTTAGTAATTGCTTCAGCTACCGAAGCCTTTCGGAAGAAGTTAAGAACCTTCTTAGAAAAGATTGAGGGCATGAAGAAGCTGTTAGTTTGACCCGATACTGAGTTACCGAAGTTACCGTTCGTGTCTGTACCTTGCTCAAATAGAGCGTCTGAGGCATTATAAGCCATTGTGTGTTACTCCTAAAAAAAGACAATTATATTTAATCTACTATCCTGCCTTCCATTATAGCTTGGTCAATATCACTTTCGTATTTATCAAATTGAGCCATAGACAGTTTAGCGATTTCCCGTTGTGACCAAATCTTGGGTTCTTTAGCATCTATTTGTGTTGTCCGTGTGGACACCATATCTGCCGCTGAAGATTTGGGGGCTTGTGATTTCTTTGCCTTCTGCTTACTTCCAATCTTGATTCCATTTTCCATTTTATAAAGATCAATAGCTTTGACCGCTAGTGCAACATTGTCTGGGTTTTCATAGATCCAACCTTGAATTGCTTCAGGTTGTTCCTTAGCCCATTCGTGAAACTTTTCATCTCCGCGTATATCCTCAAAATCAGGATGTCGAGAACGTAGCGTAGACTCAGCTTCTTTACGTTGGATGTTTAATTCTCGTTCTTCAAGAACAGACATCTTGGTTTTTAAAGCTTGCATTTGTTGTTCACTCTGTAAGTGTGCAACAGTTTCTACTGTTTCATATAGATCAGGATACTGCTCTTTAAAGTTTTCAAGGTCTTCAGTTGACTTAGGCGGGGCATACGCAGGTTGCGTTTCAGTTGCCATCGCGGTAAGCTCTAATTCTTTCTGCTTAAAAGATGCTATCTTCTGATCGTAATGTTTTTTTAGATCATCGTATCGTTTTTTATAATTAGTTCTTCCTTTGGGTGCTTCCTCTTCTTGTTCAGGGGCCGCTTGACGGGTAGCCTGTGAGGGTTCTTCAAAGAAAAGCGTATCTGCTTTACCTCTACTTGGGGCATCTGGCGTGTGCCAAGCCTTCTTAGAGTTATACGGATTCGCAGTTGGTTCTTCAAGTTGTTCGTTTGCATTTGACATATTGATCACACTCCTTTTGGGGCTTGCTAGTCTTTCAAGGTGGCTATACTACTCGCGTTTGTAATATAGGGTCTTGATACTTCAAGGTGGCCTCTAGGTAAAAAAAATGATAAAGGGTTCAGCGAACTGAAGTGGCTTTATCGTATACTTGGCATTTGGTTAGCAGAGATCATTTGTTTCTTAACCTCTTCTTCACTATCATACGACTCCATTTCGGGTTCGTTAGTTAGACCTCCAAATGCTTTCTTTAATAAACCACCATCAGAGGCTTTCTCAGCATCGTCCATCATAGTTTGTAGCTGATCCGCACCCATTTGATCGGTGGCTTTCTTGGTGAAAACAAATTCACCATCCGATAACCTTGCGGGAATCGAATCTGATACTCCAGTGCCAAGGCCACTTACTTCGCCTTCGCCAGAGAATTCTCCTGCAACATCCATGACCTTATCAAAGATGCCGCTTAGACGTTCGTCAGTTTCTAGAACGCCCATTAAATATTCTTGTTCTTCTACGTCTAGAGACTGCTCTAGTACATAGCCTGTGTAATCTTCTTCCATCTCATCATCTGGGAGTTGTGAAGCTTCTGCTTCTGCCATCTCGTCTTCTGGGATGTTGTCGTATGTATCTACTGGCATCTCTTCTTCCATTCCCATTTCTGGAGCTACAAGCATAGAGCCTTCGTTGTACTGTGACATACCGCCAGACATTTTTCCTTTTCGTACATCAGTGCTGAAAGACTTTCCATCAAACTCAAAAGTTTCTTCTCCTGCATTGTGTGCGGAACTAAAAGCTTTTTCAAACTCGCTTTGCTTAGGTTCAGTAAGCTTATCGTAAGCTTCCTTCCCACCAAACGCAGTTATGGCTCCTGCTATCCCTGCTTTCATTTGTCCTTTTTTATAAGTTTTAGTAGCTTTCATAGGTATTGAAGTCATAGCTATGCTTTCATTATCACCACGTAAAAGACTTGTAAACATTGAATCTATATCACGTTTACCGCCACCGCCAACACCATAATTTTCAGCGTATCTTAAATCTTTTACTTCTTGTATATCGTCAGCTATTTCTTTTTGAAGATTAGGGTTTTCTTTTTTAACTTCGTCCACAGCTTTTTTAACTTGCTTTCTACTTGGCTCTTTTCCTTTCTTAACTGTTTTGCCTAATGCTTTTGTAATTAAAGAAATTACTTTACCACCTGCACTATACTCTTCACGTTCTGGAGAGCTTAGCATAGAGCCACCAGACATTTTTCCTTGTCTTTGATTTTCTTTAAATCTTTTGTCAGCTTCATCTAAATCACGATCCATTTTGTCTTGATCTAACTTTTGCTGATGCTCTTCGGCTTCTTCGTCTGACATAAACATTTCAGGATCAAGCTCTTCTTCAAGATCAGAAATTGTCTTACCGCCTTCAGAATATTTCATCTTACCGCCATACGTCTTGCCTTGTCTTTCTTCCATTTGCATTCTGTAGCGTTTGTCATCCATAGATTCTTTCATTTCTTAATCCTCAATTCTTTGTTTAGCTTCGCGTACCTGATCTTTTAGTTGTAGCAAATTAGCCAGAGAACTCACTCTCCCCTGCTTGCGGTACATTTCCAGTTCCGATGTTGCCACCGCCAGTGCCTGTAGCTCCAAGTTCTTGAGGCTGTTGAGATGCTCCTTGAGGGCCTCCCATAGCTCCTTGTTGCCCGTCAGGGGCGACAGCTTCGCCGCCAGTACCTTGTCCAACATTTTGCGCTCCTATAATTTGTGCCATGATTGCCGCTTCTTCGGGATCGTTGAGGATCTCATCTGGGTCTAAATCAAGGCTGTACGCTAACTCACTAACAATCTTAGAGATCTTAACGAATGGTGCAATAGCAGGATTCTGTGCGGTCTGTAAGAACATAGTCAATCGCTGACTACGTACTTCTTTCTGCATGAGGCTATTAGTACCCATCGCATTTACTTCTAGATCGCCTTGAATAGCTAAATCACCTTCAAAGAACTGCATGTTCCATTGGTAGTATGATCTTCCTAGTGGTCTAAGCAAGAAGTCATCTATGTTTTTAACAACTGTTTTGATGTTTAGACTTGCGGCACCTAGAAGCATAGACATACCAGAAGCAGTACGAGTCATGCTCTGTACGCCTGTTTGTCCGTGCGAGTAACTAGGTATGCCTGTCTGCTCATCTGCAAGCTGACGGAACTTATCAAACATCTGTAAGTTTTCTTGCGTTGTGTTAGGGAACTTAATGCCATGTATAGCCTGACCTTGCATTCCTGACTGTCGTCTAAACACTTTTCCGGGATATATCTCCATTGATTGACCGCCAACCAACGCTGACTCATCAACGTCAAAGACTACTGAGCCTGATAACGCTAAGTTGTCAATTGCCATACGTGCATGGCCGTTCATTATTTGCTGAGAGTCATCCATATTTTCAGCAACACCAATACCAAAGAAAGAGTAAGGATTACGCTCGTAAGGAAAGGCATTGTATGGGAGTCTGTACGGAGTAAATGGATTAACAACCCCGCGTAGAAGCTTGCCATTACTAACCCAAGCATTAACTTGTACTTCATCTAAATCATCTACCTCATCTGGAAGTTCCATTCCTGCTTCACGGGCATACTGTGCATCCATAACGCCCCAATACTCTAAAACCTCAAAAAGACCATCGCCATACTCTTCTGTGCGGTGATCATCCTTTAATTCAGACTCGTAGTCTTTTTCAACGTAGTTTGAACCCATCTGCAAACACTCACGAATTTGATCTTTGTTAAAGTGCGGTAGTTTTGCAAGCCCTCTAAGCTGAGAGCGGTTCATTTTATGACGATGGAAGGTATACTCGCAGTCATCCATTGTTGTAGCGTTTGGATCAGGGAAGAAATCCCATATACTTACAAACTCAATGCGCGGGACACGGACAGTAAGAGGATTGTAGGCTCTTTCACCTGTCTCTTCGTCTTTTTCCCAACGACTAAGCGTTTTATTGTGGTTGAATGGCCCTTTAACTACGCCTGTTCCAAATAACGCAGACTCAAACAAAGCATTACGCAACTCAGAAGAACCGTTAGACTCTTCAATCTGGTCGTGTATAAGACTTTGCATAAGTCTAGCGGCATCTTTAGCAGGTGCAATCTGTAAAGCCTGTGGATCGGGGTTAGGGCCGTCTTTAAACGTAGCTCCTGCCTCTTCTATAGCGTTTTCTAGTGCTGATTCGCCCGAAGAGAAAGTAGCTCCTGCTTTTAAGACTTTTCCGTCACCCTCATATCCAACATCAAAAGGATTTACTACTTCTTCTGGCTCTTCTTCTTTCTGTTCTGCGGGGGTACTTTCAATACTCGGAGCATTATCTAAATGCTTATACGTTGGAACGCCTTCAGGAACGCCTGTTTCTTTGACACCTATTGGAAATTGCCCAGTGCCAAACATAACATCAACTAATTGACCGAAAGCCGCAATGACTTTAGTCTTAGTTACTTTAATAAAGACTCTGGACTTCTCAGATTCGCGGAACCTTACGCTCTTGCCGTAAAGTCCACGAAAGTTATGATAGGCTTGAAGCCATCGAGCTTCATCATGCTCTCTGGCTCTTTCTGCTTGTTCAAAACGATCTTCAACTAAGCCTACAAATTTAAGACGTACAGATTCTTCAAGGGTCAGGTCCAGACCACTTTCACCTTCTACTGGTGCAAAGTAAATCTCTCCTGCGTTCCCAAATAAACCGTTCTCTTCACTCATTTAGTTTTTCCTTAGAGTTCTTGGAACTGAGCAATATATGTAACAGTAGTAGCGGCAGTTGCTAGGTCTGCTCCAATAGGACGCAGAGTAACAAAGATATTACGAGCGGCAGATGAGTACAAAGCCCCTGCAATAACAATAGCTTCACTAGTTGCGGGGCCGCCTTTAGGGCCAACTCCAGTAGTAGCAAACTGATTAGCCGCTTTACCGTGTGAGTTTTCAACTATATATAAAGGTACATTAGCTGTCCAAGTTACAGCGGCTCCACCGTCATCTAGAACGGCTGTAGCGGCGAGTAACTGCGCTCCTGCTGAAGCAGTACCAATAAAGATGTCTAAGTCATTACCACTTGAACCACCAGTAACGAGGTTGCCTTGAGGATAAGCGATTAAGTTAGTTAGGACTGTTCCTGCGGGCTGAGCAATCGTAACAATAGTGTTTGTGTCATCTGTAACTGCAATAGTGCCTGTCGTTACTTTTACTTCATTAGTAGTGGTTACTTCTTGATCTGGATTAGTCGTATCTACACGAGCGGCTAATCTACGTACATCAATTGCGTTTGATGCGTCATTTACGTCTTTACGGATATTTACTTGTGCCATTTTACATTCCTCTTATTTTGGTTTATTCAATAACCAAATGTTGAGTCCACTGGAGCATAAAGCCTTTCCCGATGAAACTGTCTCATTTGATTTATCGTGTCGTTGATGCGTGGTCGTGACATAATCAGATAACGTAGTGCATCGTAAGCGTGATCTGGTGCATGAGTATCTACGTCTTCTGGGTTGCGTTTATCCAGAGGAATACTTTGTAGTTCGCGTATCAG